CCAAGACCCCCCGACGACATCGCAGCAGATGCTGTTTCAAAACAGCACCAGCTGCTGTCGAAGCCTAGCGAACCGCTGGACCTCGACGTTGACGACTCGGTCGAGACTTTTCTCGACACGTACCGTCTTCGGCCTTGCAAGGATATTCCTTCTCGGCCGAGCCTCACCTCTAATTCGGCGTCTTACGCCTACTCGCGTCGCGAGGGAGGGAGGAGGGAGGAGCTCATTGAGCTACTCCGGGGCAACTTCGAGTTAAACCTCGAAGATGTCCCCAACGACGTATACCGTGTAGCTTCTACACGGGTCGCCGAAAAGCTGTCCCGGTTCGGAAATTTTATTTCCGAACAGGACTTCGATATGGCCTCGCGAAGCGTGGTCATACCGGAACTCGGGTGGAAGACGAGAGTCGTCTCCTGCTCCGATCCCGTAAGGACGCAGAAATCTGAGTCTTACAGGAGGCAGTTGATAAAGTTGCTTTATCGTCTGCGTTGCTGTCGAATCCCTCTTAGGGACGAAACAGACGTGCTACGATTTCCAAAGTGGAGATCGTCAGCCGAATGTCGAGTGTTTTCCGCCGACTTGTCAAGTGCGACGGACAACCTCAACCACCACGTGATCACAGCTTTCTGTGATGCCTTGAACATTCCGTTCGAGTTGGTGACTGGGGGTACAATCGATGATTGTATCATTAACACGGGTACCTTAATGGGTATACCATGTTCCTGGCCTATCCTTTCACTTGCCCACGCGTGGGCTTGTGTGGAATTGGGAATCCCAATTAGCTCGTTCTACCTAAAAGGTGACGACCTGATCGGCCTGTGGACAGCGGATGAAATCCGTGTGTACACACAAGGCATAGAGTCTTTGACTGGAATGCCGTGCAACCTCCTCAAGTCCTTCGATGCGAAGGACAGGGGGATCTTCTGTGAGCGGAACTATATCCGCCACGGAAGCACGCTAGTCGCATGCAAACAGATCATATCTGTTCGCTTCCTATGCGATACTAGTCCCTCAGAGGCGGGGTTTCCCCGTCCGCTGAGGATCCGCCAGCGCCTTTGGACGATGGTGGGAGTGGTCCGCTACAAACTTTTAGTTCGTATGGACCGCCACTGGGCCGGGGTAATACCCCGTCTCAGTGGGCTGAGCTACCTACCCATTGGGTATGGAGGTCTAGAGGTTCTGCCTGACGTCTTACGTCAGAAAGCTCCTCGCCTTATAGCTCGTTTGGCATCGGCTATCCATGATAGCACCTGTCCAAAATCGACCATAGAAATGATGCGTTTCTCATGGACGAAATCCAAGTCCGCCTATTCGGCGGACTGGATTACAGAGAGAATGATGTCCATATATGATATGTGGCATCATTTCCACCTTGGGGCCAAAGACCCTAAGATGGAGTCATTCCTGGGGAACAGGCGTGACATCTTTGGAACTTGGGCATACTTCATAAGTACTCCAAGTCCCCGTGTTGGCTTCCACCGGTATTACCAGGTGGTCAAGCGCTTACGTAAGCGCCTGGAGAAGCAAAGACTTCCCCAACACAGTAGGCTCCGAAACTGGACTATCCAGGGTGTTCGGGACCTAGTGAGCCGTATCACTATTAGTGATCAGCACTCACAGGATGTGCCCCTTGAACAGATGTTATCTGTGATCAAGAGCGGCGTGCCAGACTTATTTCTTAAATAAGTTTGACAGCATCCACCGTACCGGG